AATGTCGCATTGCGAAGCAGCCATGATTCCGTTTTGGTAAGCCTCTTCGCCAAGTTTGACAACGAACTTTAGATCCTGAGCGTAATAGTATCGTTTCATTTGTTTTGCGGTATTCATTATGATATAATCCTAAACTAAATTGGCTAAAAGTAAATTAATTAGATTGTCCTAAGTTGTTGATTATCACTTGTTGTCCAGCTTGTTCATGGTCACCCACTTGGCGCGGTTGATCAGAAAGCGGACGCGAAGATCATTTTGAGGGTCACCCATAAGATGTTGAACATCAGAGAGAAGGGACATCACAATGTCCTGACCTGCAACGCGGTATTCATTAACAAATTCGTACCAACGGTTAATATCGGCGACGCCAAACTGTTCCATGTCGGTAACAGTTGATTCATACTTTTTAAAGGTTGGGTTGTTTAACATGCTACTATCCTACAACAAACCGCCAAAAAGTAAACAAATACGATTTACCTAAGCTGTTGATTACAAACAGCCGCTTAAAATAACCCCAGGTTATTGAATACCAATAACTTACTCGATGCCTTTTGTGGCTTTTTTCTTCTTCTTTTGAAGAATCTTTCTCCGAGCGTTGAGTCGATTCACAACCTCATTACCAGTCATCCAAATATCTTTGTTATCAAGAATTGATTGAATCTCATCGGGCTTCAAAAAGTCCGAATAAATTTCCTGGAGTAATCCTTCAGACCATTTGCGTTCATGCTTGATCTGGTCGATCATCTCTCCGCCTTTACCCATTGTGCCACCCGAATAATTGTGGAACATAAACATTGAATGAGCAGAGATTTCAAAGCTATCTGACATTAAAAAGACGATAGTTGCTGCAGACATACAGGCGCCCTCAACGGAGGCCATGACTGGAGCTTTGCATTCACGGATCACCCGCATGAACTGAATTGCTGACCATAGATCGCCACCCGAAGAATTGATGTAGATTTTCACGAGATCATTTGGAGGACAATGACGAATCTGATTAAACCACTCGGTGTATTTCGAAGCTTCTTCAATTTGTCCCACGAGATAATACTCATGGATATGCCCGAGGGGTTTATCTGTAAAGGCACATGTGGGTTTTTTTTCCTGATTTAGCATATCGAATAGGGGATGATCTAATTTTTTAACATCAGTCTTCATTGGTAGTATGTATCAGTTTCCGAAGATTTTTCTGCGCTTATATTCCTGGATGGTTTCTAGGAGTGGTTTGACCCAATTATCACGGTGTTCTTTAAACACTTTGGGTTCATTGTCATCGATTCCCATAATTGTCACGATGTTTGTAATTGGAAGTTTTGTGCGTTCCTCAAACATAATCGCATAGGCAGTTTCCTGCATGAAGTATGTATGAATATCTTCCTTCTCTTTGACTCGTCGAGATGTTTTGATGTCAATAATTGACCGGACACCGTCAAAGTCAGCAACAAGATCCACACGACCTGCAAGGCCCAGATGATCTGAATACAAAGGTTTTTCCTGCAGAATAATGTTATTGACTCTGGATTCCAGAATCGGACGAATCGTACTAAACATCTGCCAGATATGAGGGAGGAAGTTTTTAGATTCAAGGACTTCGTTATTTAGAAATCTCTCAGCAACCTTATGAATCTCTTCCCCACGGGCACACGCCCGCCGGGAGATACGATTCGCCTCTTCTTCACCCACCTTCTGACGCCATTCACGAATACTATTCTCGCTTAGAATCCCAAGAACCGTGGTAATCGATGGATACTTAGGTCCCCTCGGAGTAGCATACGTGCGTCCACTTTCAAGGGTTTCGCACACGAGATCATTGTATCCTAGATCTATGGGATTATGAATAAATGTCATTCGTCTAGGTCTTCAAAGTCTTCAAGAATATCTCCAGCATCAATTGGTCCATTGACCCGATAGTATTGTTCATCCTCATTGTTATTTTTTGATGGATGAACATTTTTCTTTCGCTGATGCTTTTGAGCTTCACGATCAAATCGATTTTGTTTTTCTTCTCGGTTCCTATTCATTATTCGTTCTTTTTTAAGAATTCTTTTGTCATAATATAATCTCGCACAATACCCGATCGAACAATATCCTGCCAGGTAAATTCAACAGAATAGAAATATTTCATCTGAGAGATGATCTTCATGAAGTCAATGATACCGCTTTTATCCTTGGATTTCTCCAGGTCTGATTGGTAGTAATCACCACACATGATGAACCGGCAATCCTCACCGAGACGGGTAATGATTGAATCTAATTCGTGAAAAGTAAGATTCTGCATTTCATCCACAATTACGATGGATTTACGAAGAGTAATACCACGGATAAATGAAGTAGCAAGGAATTCAACTGTGCCTTTGGCCACAAGTTTATTCCATGCCATCTTATCTCCAAAGAGTTCTGATAGAATCGAAATGTACGGAGACAGATATGTTGCTTCCTTTTCCGCACGGTCGCCCGGGAGGAATCCAATATCACGTGTAGGAACGATGGAACGTACAATAATGATTTTTTCATATGGAGATTCCCCCTTCATGACTTCTTCAAGGGCAAGGTATAGCGCCATAAACGTTTTACCAGTACCAGCTGCACCAGAAAGGCAGAGATGATTTTTTTTCTTATAGGCAGCAAACACTTTCTTTTGAGTTAGCGTGAGAGGTTCAATTTGCTTTAGATTCTCGTAGCGAACCGAAGGAATTGACGCAATAATTTGTTTTTGTTTAGATTTTTGTTTAGCCATGAGATTATTTTGTCCGAATTGTGTTGCCTCTTCCTGAGCCTCCCTTTATTTTCTGCTGGACTTCTTTCCAACCGTCACCCCCACGCGAGTACATGGATTTAAAGCCAGAATAGCTCAGTTGCACTGCAGTGACTCCACGTAGGACTGCTCCAACCTTATGGCAGGATGGGCATTCATCGATCGTAGGTTTATCTCGATCAGCCATGGGCACCAATTGAGTGAACTCGTGGTGGCATTCTTTACAATGATAGTCGTAGTTTGGCATTTTATTTTGTAACGAACCAAGAAGGCGTGTTTCGTTTGGTCCAGACCATTTTGAATCTGCCTTGTTTTGTTTGATAGAATTCTTGATACGACCGCACAGGATCATCTGGATACATGCATTCCGGAGTTGATTTCATTGCAAGTTTGAACTGAGTCATTGGTACATCCGGAATGTTTTCTGGCGGATCTATGAGATCTTCTAGCAATAATGTTTCACTACTATGGATCTTACCATAACGGTAGGTGTATTCGTTGCAGAGCGCCTCAAAGTGCTGATGATGCCATTCATAGTTCTCAACGCTTTCCATGGTCCATACAGTACATGGATGATTCATATGAACCGCTTTGTAGAATTTGTCGTCTTTTTCGGGATTCGGAAGTAGCCATTCCTTACCTTTGCGCCAACGTGCAGGAAGAGAACCCGCAACATATTTCTTTGTTTCGCGCATCGTACCATCGAGTAGGCGATGCGCAGTCGAAAGCATCTGAGCTGATTCGACGATCATTTTGACCACGTGCTTATCGCATTGCAATTGCGCAGCAATCACGGGGTTTTTATCCAGGACAAATATGTTCATAATCTAATGGTGTATATCCTACACCTACTTCAACGAAATGTAAATCTTTTTATTATGCCACCTGAAGTTCGGGTTCTTCAACCTGAAGAGATTCAATCACTCCTTGCAGAAATTTCTGTTTTCTCTGCATTCCCGTAATTGATGTAATATTGCCTTCTTTCTGGAGACGCTGGATGTAATAATCCAGCTCTTGATAATCTTGTTTAAGTCGGTCCAGCTGTGAGATGATCATTTTTTTCTATAATTAATATAGAAGATACCGTGTTGGTTCTTTCAGGAAATTGTTATTTAAGAATAAGGCCGGGCCAGGTCTGCTTTACTAAATCTCGAGTAATTCCCGGATAAAGAGTTTCTAGTTTCTTATCCTTCATTGCAAGGATCATGTCAGCATCTTTAGGATGAATAGTCTCTAGGATCTGTAGAAACATGTTTTCTCTCTTTGCCGGTTTCATTGCATCGCCCTGGCCACCTTTTACAAAATAGTGGAATATTTTAATCTTTAATCTAAGAGAGGAAGAAGAATGCCCGGATTTGGAAAGTCTTCCGTCATATGTGGGTTTTCCTAATGGTAGATTCCATTGAATGCAATCGTCAAAAGATCCTCGAAGGACATCGCGCAATTCAAGTGAATCGTGCTGTTTCAGGAAAGCAGTTTTCGACTCTGCACTTTCCATTGCTGAAACCTTCTGCAGTATTTCGTGTACGAGTAATGAGATCATTGTGAATTAAATTCTTCAGCGCATTCAATCAATTGTGTGCAGCGTTTAGAGATCAGATAATTAAGGATATTTGAATTCGGTTTGGCCGAATCAAATGTATTTATAATAGAGTCCTTCTTGTCCTGGGGAACTTTGCTCAGATCAATAAGAGCGGTATTGCGCTGGAAATTGCGGTATGTTTCTTGATTCATTACCGTATCCAGGGAAGAACGTGAGGCATACCATGCATCAACTTTTTTAGCAGAAACTGGCTTTTGGCGAATCTTATCCACGAACGTATTGTCTGGAGAAAGAATGTTTGGAATACCGTCTCCACTATCTCCACGAACCGTATGGTCAAACAGATATTTGACTGGATCCTTCTCCTTGATGAAAGACTTAATCATAGGTGAGAACTGTTTTACATTGGAATACTGTTGAAGCTGGATGAAATCTTTATCCGAAGAAATGATCATCACTGGCTCGTGTTGACCAAAGTTCTGTGTCTTTTCTGTAAGAGTTCCAATGATGTCATCAGCCTCAATGTTGTTAATGTGAACAACCTTGTATGGAAAATTCTCTGCAATTTCATTGCGCACCAGAGTTAGAATGCGAAAGAATTCAGTCCAATCAAGACCGCTATCGTCTCGGTTTGCCTTTCGGTGAGCCTTGTACTGAGGATAGATCTGCTTGCGCCACGAACCTCCGTCACAGGCAATAACCATCTGACCGTATTCCTTACGATGCTTGAGGTTATACATCCTCAAGGAGTTTAGAATCATGTGGCGTATCAAATGCTCTGAAACATCCATCTTCTGTGTGAAGATGTTGGAAATTGCAATACCCGAATAGTCGACTAAGATCATGTACCAATCATACTACGCTAACGTCAGATGTAAACACTAAAGTAACGTTTTGCGGTATTTTGTCAACTGGTTTCTCGTGACTCTTACCCGAATCTGGTCGTTATAATACTCATCGGAAAGAATAGCTTTTCTTTCTACCTGTTCCTTCATCTCTAGGTAAGAACATTCGCTCTTACTGGTGCATAGGTGCAGAATAACCCTACGAAAATTTATTTTACCGATTTCAGCGATATCCTTTTGAAGTGCATTGCTGGAACCATAATAGGTCTTCCAGTCCGACTCAACAAGGATGCGCTTCTTTTTCTTCTTGACCGTTTTAAAGCCCTTGAAGAAAAAGAGTTTCTTTCCGACGTACTTACGACCATTTACTAGGTTCTCTATTAAATAGACGAACCCGTAAATTTTCTTTGGGTCTAATTCAATTGGTTCAAACGGAGAGTCATGATGAAGCCACATAATGGCTTATTTATCACTCCTCGTCGATGTCGCCTTCTTCGCTGCAATGGTTGCCGCATATTGGGCAATACTCGGGATAACTTTCCACCGAGGTATTATCCTCGTTCTCATCCACATCAGGATCAACAATATCCTCCGTGAATGAAATGGTAGAAATGCAACCGCAACAATAGCAATTAATTTGTACTTTAGGCATTAGGCTTCGCATGACGCGCAGTTAAGTAGGTTACGTCCCAGCTCTTGGGCCGGATGCGTTCCACGTTGGTAATAGAGGGTTTTGATGTTATTTTCCCAGGCAAAAATCATGAGTTGATTTACTTCTTTCGGAGAGGTCTTTGGATGAACCATAAGATTCAGTGATTGACCTTGGTCAATGTACTTCTGACGAGCAGAAGCCTGAATGATGATTTCTTTCTGAGAAATTTCTCCGAAGGTCTTAAAGACTTCTTTCTCTTCAGGAGTCATAAACTTCAGATGAAGAACGGAACCGCCATGAGTAAGAATTGACTTCCACGTATCCTCGTCGTTCTTATCATGCTTCTTAAGTACGTCTTTGAGATAGGGATTTTTATAGGC